CAGGGTATGTATCAGGCGATTAACCTCTACCCTTGTCTGAATAATGCTTCGTCAGACCCGAACCTTTATTCTTTATCTTCCTTTTCAGTTTTAACTTCACCACTGATTTTGAAATTAATACCTTCTAAAGGAAGCCAGTTTGTTACCATAACTTCATCATAATATAATTTGAACCTAACGTCAAACACAACCTGACTGTTCTTTCCTGAGTAATTTACCTTACGTGGAATTACAGGTGAAGTGTATTCAAGTTTTTCAGCATTGCATACTCCACTCCATATTTCCGTAACTCCGTTTCTTTTTGCAAGGTGTCTTAAAGCCTTTACCCAGCTTTCTGCACTTGCTCCTACAAAGCGAAGCAGAATTGAAGCAACACATTTCTGTCTGTTACCCGATACACCGTTGTCATAAGTTACATAATCGTCCTGCGTAAGGCTTGTATCATTCTCAATCCAGTACATAATGTAAGTATCTTTAGAATTAAACTCTAATGTTGGATTTTCAAAGTTTCCCTGCATAGGAATTATGTATTTATACTTAGGTGAGTTGAAGTCATTACATTTTCCGTCATCTACTCCAAAGTAAAGGAGATAGAGAGCTTTTCTTAAATTATCAAAGTTTACACCCAGATACCTTGACTTGTTTGCCATTCCTTACTCCTTAGATTAACAAATAATTGCAGACTGTTTATAAGCCTTGCAGTTGCATAGAACTCAGGTACAGGCGAAAGTCCTGCTTCCATTCTTCTTTTCATTGTACTTTCCTGCAAGGAAAAGTTCAAAGGAATTCTTCCCGTTGCAAGACAGTCAATAATGTCTTCTTTTATCCATACAGCCAGATCTCTGCCTGTTGTGTTTTCCCATTCAGAAGCATATTCTTTATATGCCTTGAGCATTTCTTTAGCATTTTTATTTCTTCTGTATCTTCCATCCAGTGTACCTTCTGGAGATACAGTCATTTCTTCAAGACCTTCTTCCTCATTCATCTGTTCAGCAGTTTCTAAGTAAGATTCAGCACCTGTAATCAAAATACTTTTAAGGTCTTGCAGTGAACTGTCTACTTCCTTTTTTATTGCAGAATAAGGATAGACAGTAGAAAAATAATCGTCTATGAAAAAGTCACCACCATTAAAATGCTCACAGAGTATCAGATACAGTCTTCTGTAGGTTACGTGTTTGCCACCATAGACTGCTCCGGAAGGTGTTCTGAAAGGGTGTAATCTGTCAGGAAACTTGTATGTTATCTGCCAGTCAAAATCATCAGAAAAATCAAGCAAGTCTTCCGGGTCTTTATTCTTCCATTCACCTCTTTCCGAGTGTCTTTTCTGTCTTTTGTAGTACTTGGATATGTCGTACCTTGCAGGTAATCTCATACGACCATTGTTAATACCTGTAGGATTATCATCTACAGTATCAAAGTCGTACTCTTCCCATAAGTCAAGTTCTTCTGCATCAGCAGAAAAGTCAGGAAACTTACTCATAGTCATTCATTCCTAAGTCTACTTCTTCCTCTGTAAAAGGTTCTTGAGTATCTGAGTTTCCTACAAATGCTTCAAGTCCATAACAGTAATAACCACCTTCAAAGAACCAGGGATAATCATTAGTTATTCTGTAAAGTTCATCTTCATCTTTCTGTATAAAACCTTTTCTTGTATCGAGTTTTGTTCTAGTCCAGAATGTAGGCACATTAATATCAGCAAGTGTATCTTCTTCCCTTTCAAGTTCACCTTTTTTCATGTACTGAAAAACACCACGAACCTTTGTAATATTTTCTCTTTTTGAATAAGAGGAAACATTCAAAGGTGTCATTGTGAAATAATCAAACATTCTGAACTGTTCTGTAAAGAACACTAACTGATCTCCGTAAATTGCCATTTGCTAAAACTCGTTTTCTGTTGTTTCTGTAGAAGTAACTGTTTCTTCTGTTGTTTCTTTTACTTCAATTTTTGCAGTATTTTTCTTTGCTTTTTTCACTTTGTTTACTGCTTTTGTTTCAAGGATTTTTCCGTTCTGGAAGAAAACCTGCTTATCGTGGATTCTTACCTTTCCTTCTGCTGCAAGTCTTTCAATAGAAGCTCTGTGCAGTTCAGATATTTTGTAACAGATACAAGGTCTAAAGTTCTTGCCTGCAATTTTAAGTCCGTCTTTTACACTGAAATAAATCATAATTACCTCGCAAAAAACAAGTTTATTTTACCGGAAGTTTTAATCATCATATATGCTTTAACACCAAAAGAATTACTCTTTAAGGAAGCAAGCAGGTCAGCATTATTAACACTTCCTGCTGATGTTGAAGAAGTTTCACCAAACTTAATAGTTGTGTTTCCAATCTTTTTCATAAGGACTGGCACACCACCTGAACTGATTACACCAAGAGCATAATCAGGAAACAGGTCAGTAATGTACCACGCTACTAAAAGACCGTAACATAACTGAGTTTTTTCTACATACACTTTTCTTTCAAGAAGTGACCATAAGTCACCTACCCCGTAGAAAAGTGTATATACGTCTGATATACAAGTGTCGAGAAAATCATTTTTGTCTTCGGACAGAAGGTCAGGAAAGTTTTGACCGTATCTTGTTCTCCACCATTCTCTTGTTATTCTGTCCGGTCTTCCACTTGTAGTAACTACCATTAGAAACTTTCCTCTGTATTTTCTTTTGTAGTTTCTTCTGCTTTTCCGTTCTGAGCATAGGCTTCAAGCTGTGCTTTAAGGCTTGCAATTTCTGCTGCCTGTTCTTTAATCTGCTTTTCAGCTTCCTTGTTGTCAGTCTTACTCTTACCACCTTTTTCAAGCTTCACTTTGAGTTCAGCATTTTCCTTCTGAAGTTCTGCAACTGTTGTTTCAGCACTCTTTGGTTCATCAACAAGAGTAAGTTCACCTGCCTTTACTCTTCTTTCAAAGTCTTTAAGTTTTGAAAGGGCTGTATAGACATCATCTTCAACTGCTGTAATACCTGTTGTGGCAAGATTTCCAGTGTCCTGGAAGTAGCGTCTTTTATCAAGTTCGATTTTGATTTCAGGTTTGTTTTCAACTTTAACTAAGTAACCTACAGCATATCTGCCTGTGTTAAGAATATACTTCATGCTATTCTCCTTGTTTGAAAGTATTTCATATAATTATTGTAATTTTACAGTAACATATTGTCAATAGAAACAAAAATAACCGTAGTTTATCTTAAACTACGGTTATTAAAAGCCCTTATGGGTTACTCAGCATATCCAAATCCGGTATAAACTGCAACAGTTCCTTCAACTGGAGCAATTACACCACCTATGCGTTTATACATCGTGTACAATACACCTGTTCTCTGCCAAAGTGCTGGTACAACATAAGATTTCAGAAGTTCAGGGTGAATAATCAGTGAATCCTGGTTACCCATAGCGTCCTGAATCTTAGGTACAGAAATGAACATATAGTCATAAGCATTAGGGTTGAACGGGTTCTGTTCACCACCTGTAACTGACGGATTAAGCATAGTATCAGAGATAATTGTATATTTAACCTGTACAAGACCACCATCAAGTTCGTTTCTACCCTTGAAGTTACCCGTAAGTACCTGCAAAGGTGAAGCAGGGTTAAACTGATCTGAGTATACAGTCTGTGTAAGAGCCTGGAATACATATTCAGATACGTTAATCTGTACTTCACGTGCCATATAGTGGTTAGCTCTCAAGAAGTCACCAATAATCTTGTTCATAGCAAGAACAATCTTAGCACCCTTAGTTGTTTCAGAAGAGTCATTAAGAATATTCCAGATAGGTGTACCAGTGTAAGCAACAGGTGTTGTTACGTCTGCAAGACCGTCAATACCAGCTTCATCTGAGCCGAAGTAAATAAGAGCATCCTGCATACGGTCAAGTACCATCATAGCATATCTTTCTCTGTCTGCCTTAAGCTGACCTGTTACAAAGTTACCTGACTGTTTAGCCTTAATATCTTCCATAACGTCAGATTCATAGTCAACTGAGATATTGAATACCTCGTCAACAATCTGACTTGCTTCATTTGATACAGGGTTAGAGTTGTTCTGCTTGAAGTTACCACGTGCTGTATTTGACAGTTTACCATAGCCTTCAAAACTTTCCTTGAAAAGTCCGATAACATCTGCCCAAGGGTTATTGAAAGATTCTACAGAAACAAGGTTCTTAGCATGGCTTGTTGCAAAAGGCTGTCTGATAATCTTTGTCAGCCAACCGATATTCCACATTGGAATAGAAGTCTGTTCAAGAAGACTGTCTGTTACAACACCGTTTGAAGGAGCACGTGCTGAGATAACGTACTGTCCTGTCTTTGCATCATATCCCATAACAGGTTCAAGAGAATCCTGAACTTTCTTATGAGCTTCTGCTTCTGTCAGACCTGACTTCATCAAAGAATCCATCTGTGTATCAATGTACTTCTTTGTAGCGTCTGAGATTTCTGTTCTCATTGGCTTCTGTGTATTTGCACCGATAGGAAGTGCTTCCTTAGCACAAACATTTGAATCCATAGCCATACCAAGACCTGCACCACGAAGGTCAGCAGAGAAATGGTTCTTGTCAATATTAATAGCACTGATGTGCTGTGCTATTGTAGGAAAACGCTGCAAGATGTCGTTTTCCATAGAAGTTTTAAGCTTTGTATAGCTTACTGTTTTCTTATTTCCTAACATTCTGATTTCTCCTTACCTTAAGCATAGATTGCAGGTGAAATGTAAACTGTTACAGACTTGTCATCCGGATTAAGTTCAACTACTTTACCTACTGCTACGTCAGCATTTGCTACCTTGTCAGAAGCAGTTGGAGCAAAATATACTGCACCATTTGAAGCAGATACAAACATCTGATAGCCGATTTTTGCATTGTCATATGTATTTGACTTTGCAGATGGCAGTGCAGAAGGACTTGCAGCACAAACATATGCGTTCTTGTAAACTACATATCCTTCCTTAATGAGAAGACCCTTCTGGAATGATGTTACTTCGTCATTAATTGCAGGGTAACCGGAAGCAATTCCAGGTTCACGTGCTACAATACCTGCAAATACAGGTGTTGCTCCTGATGCTGTAGGTGCCCCAACATAAACCTTGTTATCCTTTTCAGCAGCGTTGTAGAATACACCGTCACCAAAACCTACTGTTCCATTACTTGCTCCGTTTGGTGCAAGTAATGCTGAATAGCCGATTGTATAGCAATTTTCGTGCATTTTCAGCAAAGTACCGTTATGAGTGTAAGTACCTTTCCAGATTGCTTCGCCATTCATTGATAATGTCTTACCATTCTGAATCATTTTTATCTCCTGTTATTCAAGAAATGAAGTGTAATCTCTTACACTCTTGTTTTCTGTTGTTTTGGAATCAAGTTCAGAGCCTTCTACAGAAGCCTTTGAATCGTTCACACCAAGCACTTCCTTGACTGCTTCGGCAACAAGTGGCTTAAGTTCTTCCTTCATAGCCTTAAGAATGTCATCCTTTGTAGCATATTCAGGTGCTGAATCCTTATTGCAGCCATCTTTTTCGTCTTTCTTTTCTTCGGAATCCTTGTTTTCGTCTTCCTTTTCTTCGGAATCCTTGTTTTCGTCTTCCTTTTCTTCGGAATCCTTGTTTTCGTCTTCCTTTTCTTCGGAATCCTTGTTTTCGTCTTCCTTTTCTTCCTTTGAAGAATCAAGTGTATCAGTAATGTTCTTTACACTGTCTTCCTTAAGGTTATTGAAAAGACTGTCCAGAGTAGAAACAAGTTCCTTTTCTTCTGCAAGAGCCTTGTCTTTATTGTCAAAACAATCCCTTACAATGTCAAGAAGTGTTACTTTTGCTTCACAATCCTTAAGGACTGCACAAGAATCCATAACACCCTTCATTTCACCAGCAAGTTCTTCTTCTGTAGTTCCCTTGCTGTTCTTGACAGCTTCGAGTACTGTTTTACCAAAAGAAGGGGCAGAATCTTTCTGCCTTTTACTAGCGATCCAAGCAAAAATACCTGTACGCATAGGTTTAAGACCTCCTATAATACTATCAATCACAGCAACACTTGAGCCACCTCTGCCTGCTCTTGTTATTGCCAAATGATTTACCTCAGTGATTTCATCCAGAATAATATCATAACCTACTTCATCTGGGTTAGGTACAAAGTGTTTTTTGCAGGTATAACCTACGGAAACTTCCTTATGCTCCAGATAATAGTTGTAAAGTTCTTCTGTAAAGAATGTAATGTTTGATTTTATTCCGATTTCTCCCTCACTTTCACCTGAAAGTGCTACAACGGAAACTTCTCTGTCGAGTACACCTCCAGCAAGTGTCTGCCAGTTCTTTGGTGTTACCCACTCAGAAGGGTGTTCCTTTGTTACAGGAAGAGATTTGAAAAGATTTTGAGCCTTAACTACAACATTTGCAGGTCTGTATTCTCTGTACCATTCCCTTTCCTTTGCAGGCTTATTGTCTTCTGTAATAAAACCTGCAATTTCTGATTTATGGTAAAGCTGAATACCTGACCGACAGAGAATTACGTCTTTCTGTTCGATGTAAGGCTTTGCTTCTGAATCTTTAACTTTCATATTTTTATTTTAATGTCTTTATTTCCTTACGTCAATTCTAAACAGACTTATTTTGAGATTTAGCAAGTTTCTCACTGCGTTTAGTTGAGCCTACACGTGTCTTTTCGTGTTGTTTCTGCTGAAGACGTGAATAAGATTTTTCTTCCTTTTCGCTTATTGCCTTTTCTCTCTGTTCTTCGGCAGGAGATTTACCTCTTGTTTTCTTTTCTTCCTCAGTTTCACCTTTGCTTTTTGGTGCTCCCTGAGAGTTTCCTGTGAGTGCTTTCTGTGTTTTTACACTTTCTTCTGTTGCCTTTATCTGAGCTTCTGTCTGTTCAATGTCTTTCTGCTTCTGCTCCAGTTCAAGGTCAACTCTCTTTTCGTCCTGCTTGTCACCCTTAGACTGAATATTCTGCAATTTTTCAAGGATTTCAGCATTTGTACGCATATCGGCAGCAACGTTCTTGTCAGCCATTTCTACTGCAATATCAATAGGTAAACGTGCTGAAACGAGGTTAAATACTGTTTCTGAGTGGAATTTACCTATCTGAGCACGTTCAAGAGCATTTGCAATTACAGGCTGGTCGAAATGTATCTGAGTATAAGGAAGTGCCTTAATAATTTCTTCATCTGTTCCGAGAGTATCAATAATAATGATTTTAGCAAGCTGTTTGAACTGTGCTTCAAGTTCCTTATGAATCATCTGAATTGATTCATTCTGCTTGAAGAGGTTACCCTGAGTGTCATCACCGCTTGAGAAATTACCCTTTTCACTTGAGAAAAGCAAAGGTTCTGGAAGAACTGCATCAGAAGCAAAGTCCTGTCTTAAAAGACGCATAAGTTCCGGTACTTGTGCAAAGTTTCTGTTAATAGACTTAATGTCACCGAGTACATCCATTGTGATAGGGTTATCTGGACTTGCTTCCCTTGTCCTTACAGTACCTTCTTCTACAAGAGCGTCAAGAGCATTTGTACCTTCCGTTGCAAGTACACCGTCTACGTTTACTACACGTGCAAGAATAGACATCTGCTGTATCATCAAAGGCAGCGACTGAATGGCAACCTTATAGTTCATACCCGATTGCAGGTAACCGCAGAAGTCTGAAATACCCCATCCCTGGTTTGCTATCTGTCCCCAGTAGCCTGCCTGCTTTGCAGTTACTACACGTGCTGTACGTGAATGATGTACGTCAGCACCTAAGAAAGGTATTGTATATACATCTGGTCTTAAAAAGTCCTTTTGAGTAGGGTTATATGGTGGTATGATAAAGGTATTCCATCTGTCTAACTGTACAAAGTAGTCAATGCAGTTCTTACCTAAGATACCTAAGTGTAAAAGAGCATTAAGTCCAAGACCTGTAGTAGCCGGACTATCTTTCTTGAACATAGGGAAA